TGGGGGTTCGTCCACATATCCGTCCAAAGGACCGGAACCCGTGCTGAAATCCCAATCGGAGACCCCTGCCTGTTTCATCAAACGGCACAACCACTCAGCATCGTAGAGGGCTGACTCATGGTGGTCCAATGCGGCTTCTCGAAATGAATACTCCGTCGTGTGGACTGCAACCCCATCGGGTTTCAAACATTTCATGGCTTGGTTGACAAAATCCACCCCCGCTTGGAGCGAACCCAAATGCTCGAAGGAACAAACACTCCAAACGAAATCATATTGACCTTGCAAAAGATCTTCGGGGATGTTTCTCATATCCACCGACCTAAAAGTCGCCGATGCCTCAAACTCCTCGAAGGGTAACAAATTTTCCTTCCAAACAGCTTCCAAATTATCAGAATGTTGATTCGTCCTTTGCCACGCTCTTGATTCGTCCGCTGTGGAGGACAAATCTGTCACAACCAAATTTACGCCCCCCTCTACGACAAAAGTCGAAGCCAAGGGTTCTTGACCACAAGCAAAACCAATCCCCCGGCTACTTGGTTGAAGTTTCCCATGCTCCCACAAAACTTGGCATACATAAGCTAACTCCCAAACTTTCCTATGGTATCTCCAATCAATACCCATTCGTTCACACCAATACTGGCACCAATAGGATTCTATGTCTGCTTGAGTTGTAGGTTTTGAAACGAGACCCACATGATGGGGTTGAGTCCAAGGTTCCCGTTCCAACACTTCTCTTGAGCAGAGTTCCGCCACTTTATTCGCCTCCTGTTTATTCATTGTAAGAAAGTATGATTTTCTGTGCTTCTTCGTGCACACCCGAAACAGGGGGGTCAACCCCCCTTTGTTGGTCAAACCTCGCAACCGCCCTAGAAACCACCCCCACATCAAAGTAAGGGGACAAAACTTCCACGGGTCGGGATATCAAATCGTTATACCAAATCTTTGGGGGTCCAAAACAAACCACATCAAAATAAAACCGTCGAGCTACTCGTTCGCCCCCCGGTGACTTTATCATAGCCAAAACATCCTCCTTCGATATGGTCTCCTTGTCCTCCCACAAATGTTTGCACCCATAGAAAAAACTTGACTCCCCAATCACATGCTCCTCGCCGCCACGAATTTTTGTTATAGCATGAACAAACCGACTAAAAACCGGGAATATTGGTTCCCTCGAAATAGTTATTACCGAACAGGAATTCTCCACCAAAGAAAACTCTGGGAATGTGGGTAAAAGGTGGAATTTTAAAAGGGTATCAAAAGGTTTCTCTTTTAGAATACGATCCACATCTTTCCTATCAAAGTAACCTACAGCATTATGTGATTCCCGAGCGCAAAATTGGAATAACCTATAGAGGTAAGTAGACCCAACCCGCATTGGGGAGACAATAGCTAAGTTTTCATTCCTTTTCATTTTCGCAATAATCTAATAGGGCCAAACTATCTAGGATCAAAGAAGCGACGATATCCACGCTCAACTTCATGCAAGGTGGGTTATCTTTTTTGTCCACACACAAACTATACCAGCAAGGTTGCTTGCCATAGGGACAAGGCCCCGAAAGAAATCCCCCCGGAACACCATACAGGGATTGACGAAACCGGGGATCTTGGGCTCCAAACAAACCAAAAATGGGTCTTTTCAAGCAACCAGCCACATGCAACCAGCCAGTGTCAGGGGTAATTACTATCCTCGCCTGATTCACAATCGCCATGGTTTCCCTTATACTCATCCCAAAAGTGTTGGGCTCTGGTAACGTAGACTTTGTTTTCCGGTTCTCCAACGTCACTACAGGATAACTCCTCGCCAACCTTTGATGTAGCCCCTTGGGGTCATAATAATCTTTCCACCTTTCGCTTGATCTGTAGACCAATACAATTGGATTATTGACTCCGGTTTTATCCCGGCACCATTGGTGCGCTTTGGCCCTCTCCTCCGGGGTGATTTTCAATTGTGGTATCTTTACTGGAACATTTAGGAACTTACAAAAAATTTCAAGCCTGTTCACAGTAGGGGTAGGAGCCAAAGCAATTTCCACATCCCCCGCTGGGCAATTAGGACCCATAAAAATAGTTTGGGATTTGTCTACCACCGCGCCCTGCTCATACAAATGAAAATTACCCGGAGCGTGTCGGGCTACCTCCCACACAACTTTTGGACCCACCAAGGAAATAGACTTGATGTCCTGTCTATGTTCCCTCAAAGATTGGGCCGCACCCAAAACTTGGATAAAATCCCCCAGACCTAACAATTCCCTCCTCAAACATACATCCGCACCCTCAGGAATCGTGGGTCTTTTTACTTCCTTGGGCCACTCAAAAGAGGTCGTGTCCCTCAAACCATCTTGAACCATCTCGGCGTCCGCTCCCCTTATAGGACGCTTTTCTCTTGCTTTAATCATTAAACAATTCGTTCACTCCAACGCAACTCCACGTGGAAATTATGGGCGACACCATACCCTACCCCACTACCCAAATTGGGGAATGAAATCTGTATCAATTGCCCCGCTGAAACCGGAATGTTGATATCTTGGGCCATGTATCGATTAAACCCATGGCCTCGCGTGCTTAGTGTAAAAGCCCCTTTGGAAACACCATTCACCCATATAAAAAAGCTCATAGAAGAAATTCCACTAACTTGGGCAGTTACCTTATCCAAATTGATATCTTCACGGGCCACCATGAAAGCAATCAAATTACCGGCGTCTGCCGACAAATTATCAGAAATCGTCCGCTCCCAAGTATGGATATTGGTGTCGGTATCTGTAGAACCCCCAGACCAATTATTGAGGGTTGCCGGGGTGACAGCCGCGTTTGAAACAACCCCAGCATCCACTTCGGCTTGGGTTGCCAATTCGAGGATACCTTTAACGGTGTCGGTAGCATTGGGAACACCTATCGGGGAGTTGTAATTGCTAAGGGTCAAAGGAGTCACCGCCCTCGTGTCATCGGTCCCAGCATCCACTTCGGCTTGAGTCGCAATCTCCAGCTTCCCTTTTACTGCATACGTGGCATCCGGGACAGCCACCAAAGCGAGATCCGCCACATCCCCCTCTTTCAAATCGAAACCGTCGCTGGCATCAGCAAACAAAAATCGATCCCCGGAAGCAGGGACATCCGTAGGTTTCCCGGTAATAGCCACAGGTTGGAGAGTCTGAGCCCCATCACCGGAAGAAGTGACATCACCAGAATGGTTGGGGTGAGTATAGGCCGTAACCCCACCCCCTCCTGCAATTATCGCCCACTGAGCGTAATTGGCCAAAGTCGATGGAGTGACTGCTTTGACTGTATCAGTCCCCGTATTCACTTCATCCTGAGTAGCCAATTCAATTCTACCCTTCGTTGTCATGGAGGCATCCGGGACAGCGAGTGCTCCTTCTGCTTCTGCTTGGATAAGTGATCGGAAAGTGGCTTCGTCAGAAGCATTCAGGAGGGTTTTCACAAATGTCGAAATAGTGACATCGTTGGGGAGGGTCAAAGAAGTAATACCATCCAAATCCACTTGGGATTGCATCAAGGCCCCTGCTGCGGTCACATTTCCTGCATCTGTAACATCCGCCCCATCTTGAATGGCACTCACCTTCGCAATTAAGGAATCCAGTGAAATACTGTTGACAGACCCTTGTAGTAAGGGCGTCTTAATTGTCCCGTTGGAATCAATCCAAGCTACCTCATATCCACTCGAATCAAAAATCCTGAATTTCCGGTCACCACTGGAGTCCCCCAACTCCAAAATAATATCCTCCTCGGCATCCAACTTGACACTCGTCTGACTCTTGATCTTGTTCCCCAAGGTCTCAAGGTCTGCGTTCAAAGTGGGAGTCAACTCATCTTCTAAGGCCATGACAAAAAATAAGCCCTTTCCGGTGAATAGTCCACCGAAAAGGGCCGTAAAGGTTAAGTGTTGTTGGTTGGATTAAAGGGCAGTTCCTTGGAAACCAACCTCGATCGGGGAAGCTCCAACCGAAGAGATGGAATCAACCCCAGACCCGTCAGACTCATAGGTTTCCCCAGAGTTTGCCACCGCTGCCGCAAGGGTAGCGAAGTAGCTGACGACTGCGGTGTCCCAATCTGCGGGAGAAGCCGCATCGATACGGGCGAAAGTCGTTCCGTTGGTGTAGATGACAACATCGTTACCATCCTTCTCGTTGGAATCGTAGTAAGTCCCGGCGTAATCAGCAAAACCTGCATCGGCCTCATTGTCTTGAACCACGAACACACCGTTGACAGTGATCTCGTTATCGTCGCAATCAAGCAACTGATACTGAGAGAAACACCGCTTATGACGGATTCGGTATCCATACTGGGGCTTACACGGCTTGGCACCGTTGGCGAGAACACCACGGAAGTATCCCCACGAACCATCCGGGTTATCGTGCTTGTCGGGAATGTTCTTGAACTTGAAGTCTCCCCGATACTTGAGCGGATCGAACTGAGTGTTCGCACCACCAGTGGAAAGCGGAGTCGGGATAAGCGACTCGGTAACGTCTTGGTGGAAGATGAACGAATCCTCGTATTCGGCGGTCTCGTAGGCAGGATTGACAATCCAACGATCCTCGGAACCCTGTTTCCCTTGATACGATGCCGTATCAGCGATGTAGGGCTCGACCTTGGTCCATCGAGAACCAAGAGCGGCAGAAGGATCATAATTCCAACGAGGTGGGAAGGGATCAATCACGTGGAAGAAACCACGGTGCTGGCGCTCGACACCCAGAGGCTTGAGCAATTCCGAAACCTTCGCAGAATAGCGGTAGTCATCACGAGTCCCGTCCTTCGAAGTGTATTGGATTCTCTCGGAGGTCTCCATGGAAGTGATCAACGTGAAGACCGGCTGTCCATCAGCGCGTCCCATCGGGTTCATGGCTCCACCATCACGGATGAGGGCGGCGTAGAACCGATTGAGCATTCCTTGAGTCAAACGAGAAATCCGGCTTTCAACGAAAGGCGCGGGAGTGTTGTCCTGTTCAGGCATCCCTTTTCCGGTTGCACCGGCAACACCAATCGTTCCCCCGACGTTCGCCAGAACACCTTGGGCTTCGATGAACTGAGAAGAAGAGGGATCTTGGTAGGCAACCACGGAGTGGTGCGCCCAATCCGCATACTGATCACGGTGCCGCTGAATCCACAGCCATGCCACATTCTCAGTGAGGTTGTCCAGAATGTTCTTCAACTGCTCCCGGAACTTGTATCCGAAGCGAACATCGTGAACACAGATCGGGTCCGATTCGACCGCAACGTGTGCGAGACCGTAGTTCTGCATGGTCTGGGCGACCGGCACAACCACTGCATCCGGGATACAGAACTTGTTCGACGTAGCCGCAAGCGACTGCCAATTCGGGGTTGCTGGCATCGTGCGCTCATACGTCAAGACGTTGAGGTTGTCGCCAATCCCGTTGGGCCACTTGCCCTGCTTTTGCAACTTGAGCCATCCACTGGTATCAATGGACCTCCGATAAATATCGCCAGAAAGTCTTCCCGACTCACGGACGAGCAAATGGGTAATGTCCGTAGACGGAGTTCCCCCTGTAGTTTGTGTAGACATAATTTTTTTGTGTTATGATTTACTTTGTCTTGGGTTACTCCTTGAGCCGGGGAGTGAATTAGCTCGATTGCTAAAAATTACGGAGTTCAGCGACTCCACAGGAGAAATACTCCATAGTGCGCCTCAAGTCAACAAAAAAGTCCCGGATTTCTCCGGGACTTTCCTGAATCAACTCAAACAATGAATAATACTACACCATATTACTATGATGTCCTGCTTGTGTCAACTCTCGATCAATGGTTTCGAAGAATGACAAGTCTTCCCCTTGATCGGAGCCTTTTGGCCCTCTGGTTTCTTTGCTGGGGTCTGGGCTGGCACCGGAAAGCTTTTTGATTTCGGCGTCCTTTTCCGCAACCAAAGCATTGGCGGTTTTGAGTTGGGTGATCAACTTGGGTAGCGCCGTTCCCGCCATGAGTGCGTAGGCTTTGTGGGCCGGTGCAAGATTGGAGAAATCCTCCTTGCTGGCTTTTTCTTTGAGTTCTGTGATAGCGTTTGCATCGATAGGTGCTTTTTCCGCGAGGCGGTCGAAGACCAAATCCACATTTTTTCGGATTTCTACCAACTCCTTCTCGGCCTCTTGTCTGAGATAAGCTTCGCGATTACTCTCGTAGATCTCCAAGGCTTGAGACGCATTTTCTTTCAAGTACTCGTCCATCTTCCAGAGATATTGAGAATCCTCGACCAACCGATACATCTTGATTCGACTCATCTCAGACATGTCCGAAGTTATTTCTTGAAGGGCTTCTTCTTGTGCCCTTCCAGACATACCTAAAATCTCGATGGCCGATTCCTCATCCAAGTTGTGCGCGGTGGCAATCTCTTTGACCGCATTCACCACGTGCATCATGGGAACCTCAACCTGCTGTTGGTATTCCCTCGTGTGCTCAACACGATACCGGCCAAGTTCATTTCGGAGAGTCTCCGCTTCCTCTTGGGCCGTTTTAAGTTGAATTTCAAGTTCCCGTGTAGGTGCTTGAGTCTTTAACTGGGAGATCTCCTCCCGAGCTTGTGTCAACTCACCCCGAAGCTCATTCCATTTCGCCTTTGCCTTGTCATTCCCTTCAAGGGCTTCAATTTCATCGGCATCCGGGAACTCATCGGAATCTCCCTCCTTTTCTTCCTTCTCGAAGAAATCGTCCTCAGTTACTTCCTCGGAGGAATCCTGTTCTTCGGTATCCTCGGAGGAATCCTGTTCTTCGGTATCCTCGGAGGGGTCCTGTTCTTCGGTGTCGGTGGTGTCGGTGGTGTCGGTGGTGTCCTCGACATCTTCCGGTCCCGGAGGGTCCACGATTTCATCATTCTCCCCGAAAATGTTTTCGACGAAAGAGTATTCTTCTTCCGCCCCGTCTGTTTGAATGGGTGCTGTCTCACTCATCTGGATTTGTTATTTCTTGTCCTTCGTCATCTACGAGATTTCCCCACTCAGGGAATTTCTCCTGAACTTTAACATAGTGGAGTTTATGTATCCTTTCCACTAATTCAAGGGCCAAAGCAAACCCCGAGTTAAAAATCTGTCGTTCACCCGTTATCCTCAACGACTCCCCTGCAAAATACATGGGGGACATTCGGGCTTTCAGGGTTTCAACACCCTCTTGGAAAGCGTCCGAATTGATGAAATTCTCCCATTCTGCATGGGCCTTCTTGTTGTGTTGCCAGCGTTTTACCTTGTCCTCTAGTGTCATAATCCTACAGAAGATCCTTCAACTTAATCGCCCTTTCTGCATCTTCGATCTGCATCTTTTGTTGGTGCTTTTGAAGGTTGATCATCATTTCCATCTGATGTTTCTCGCCCATCATTTTAAGTTTGGCTTGGTGCTCTTGCATCATAGCCATGACCTTGGGGTCCATCTGCGGTTGTTGCTCCTCTTCTTGGGCCTGTCCTTCGGCCTCTGCTTGTTGGGCTTGCTCCCTTTCCAATTTGGCAAGGGCCTTTTGACCATTGATGATCAATTCTGAAATCTGCTGTAGCCGCTCGTTGTAGTTGGCAACGGCTTCTTTGATGGAGAAGTCCTGCTGAATGTTCTCCAAGTGGGCCAAGGAGTGTTGGAAAAGTGGGAAAGCTGGATGTATAGCTTCAACCAACTCCAATTGTCCTTCCTCGACCATGTTGAAAAGTTCTTCCAGTTTGGGGAGGTGGAAATCAAGGTGGGTTACGTGGGCCTCATCCGCGAGAACCTCGATGTCCTCACCTTCCATAAGTTGCTTGTTCTCCAACATGGCAACTTTTGCGTGGACCCCAAAACGTCCATCTGGTCTTGATGGGATGTATCGATCGGCTGCTTCCACACCAACAATAGCGGTGGTCTGGTCCCGGAAAAGCTTATGACGACCTACTTCATCATAGGTACCGGCAAGCTGATTGAGTTGTTGGAGTTGAACCATTCGCTTCCCGGCAGAACCGTTGCCAACCGCCCGAACTGCGTGGGTTTTGGCGAAATCAATATTGAGAAGTGCCTCTCTTGGGACTCCTCGCTCCTCGCACCTTATAAACAGATCCTTGATTTGGTCCCCGCCTTTGACGAAAGAATCCCGGTGGGTGAAGAACCTACGAACCATTTCCCGAAGAAGTCTGTCCCAAGGGACATAGAATAAATGGAGGGCTGTGTCAGTCAACTTGGAAGCATCTTCCAACTCGGCAGCAACTTCAAACCTCGTCTTCCTCTGGTCCCCTCCGAATGCCGCCTTAGTCGTGTAGTTCCCGGCGCGGCGATTCACCTGTGCCCCAAGATCTTGAAGAACGGGGTCCATGTTTTTTGAGACATCCGGGGATGCGCGGTCAATATACTCAACATTAGGGGGAAGGACTCCAAAGGGTCCGAAGTAGGAGAAAGCCAAATTGTCCAAACTCCTCTCATCCTTGGGTTGGATCAATGGAGCCCCGGCGAGGATAGAATTATCAATTCGCTGCCCTCGGATTCTATTACTCACCTGAACATGGGGATAGACTTTGTATCCCAACCCCCGGATTCCGTGGTAAGTAGAATTGGTCCCAATGCCATAAGTAAAAACTGAGAATGCTTGATTGAAATTCTTGTATTTCCCCACTTTCTTGTAGAGGAAACCTCCCGGAGAGTTTTCAGTCCCCATCTCCCCATACTCCTCATTCTCATCAATAATGAAGTGGGAAATCTCTCCAGAAAACTCCTGAACCCAAACGTGAATCAGACTGACCTTGGAAGCTTTGGCCCCACAATAAATATCGTTGTTCTTGATCTCCTGCTGGAGGCTCTCCCAATCCTCGAACTCATTCCCACGATCGGAATAAGCTTGCATGATCACTTTTCGGACCAACGAAACATCCCACCCCCTTTTCTCGGCCTGTTCTGGGTTCTCGATGTAGCGGTAAAGTTGAGGCAGGGTCATCTTCCGTTTGACACAACAAACATCGATTTCCTCTTCGGTGGCCTCGGTATCTCTTGGCAAAAGAAAATCTCGCATACCCGAAGCTTTCCACTGCCAAGTCCACTCATCGGGGAAATAAGCAATTCCCACCCCGTGAGCAATGAAGTTGGCCGAAGTCAACTTGAGGAATTGTGTGAAAAATTGTGGCCACAACCAAAGTTGGCGTGTAAACTCCTCGCTAATTATCCGGGAATACTCCTCCCGTTCAGACGGCTCTCCGAATTTGGTTTGGATGTTCGCCAAAACCTCCACTGAGTTGACCAAATCCACATACGCCGTGGTCGCCTCTTCAAGAAGGGCCTCACCCTCCCCGAAGTTGATATTGGTCCGAAACGCTTGCCCCGTTGCTCGCAACTTCGCATCGTTGTATGGCGGGGTGCCATCCAACATAGATTGGACCTTTTGCCTGTTGTGGTTGGAATTCTCATCTGCCTTTCGAAGATTAGAATAAATCTCGAAAGCTGCGTGAGCGTTCTTGATCCGGGTCTTTGGTGGTTTACCCGTATCCTTGTCCAAATTCTCCGTAGGGAGATCGGCAAAATCCTGTGAAGATGATCGCATTACGCCAAGACTACCACTAATTAATCGTCAAGCAAATTCAAATCCTCATAAACATCATTCAAACTCACAGTGCGTTGAGCCCAAACTTCCTGTTTCTCCTTGCTCCGTTCCAGCCGAAGCCCCGGAATGAAACCTGCCTCTTCCCTTGCAACTTCCAAAAGGACAAAACTAGCATCAGCAACATCGGGCGAATACCCTGTCCTAATCTTGAAGTCTTTCTTAGGCTCAACCTGCACCTTCCCTCCCGGCTTGAGTAAGTAAATTCGTGCCGTCATCTCTTTGGCCTGTTCAGAAGTTACCCCCTTAATCTGCCCACAACGGACCATCTCTGTTCCTTGGAACCACAATTCCGTCGCCCTGTTGTGATATCGTTCATGGCCGGGAACATCCAACTCGTCAGCAGAAACCGGACGATCACTTGCTTTGCCACCAAACTTCACACCACGCACTTCGAAGGACCACTCCTCCCTAACCACATCAAGGAAAGGCCCACCCCCTCCAGTTTCATCCACCCCCACATTCCGGGGTTCAATTCCCCTCTGTTCGCACTCTTTTTTGAGGAGCTTTGCCAACTGCTTACTCCGGGACTGGTCCTTGAGTTGCATGTTCTCCTGCAACGTAAGGGTCTCAGTATATTCCAATGTCTCAATACCATCTATCTCCCCAAGACGCCCAATTCTCAGAATCGCCCTATCACCACCCTGAGTAAATGACGGGTCAAGCCCCGCATACAAAACCGGCTCAGAATCCCACTCATTTTCTTCCACCTTGTGGGATGCCCTACCAGAAATCAAATCCGCCGCAGTGTATATCTGGAATTCATTACCATCTGGGAACCAGAAACCCTTGAACATCCGGTAATACATCAAAGAGTGCTCCCCATATTTGGCGAGTGCCCTGTCAATTGATTCTTGACTTGGCATCCACGGATACTCCCCCGGATTATCCAAGTTTGGGTTTTGGGTTGCATCAAACCGAATACACTTACCCAATACTGTGTCCCACTCATAATCATTTTCAGTCACGGTATCCCAACCACCCTTGGGTTCGCACAACACGCCAAAAGCGTCGAAGTAACTGTTGGGGTTTCCAATCCCCACCATGTGGAAATATGGGTTAGTGGAAAGGTTAGTCACAGCGACATTCAAAAGTGATTCCGGCAGTTCTGGCAACTCATCCGCCACAAGGAAAACTCTCTGCTGCTTGATACCCGCCAATTTACCAATGGCGTCTTTCTCTTTTTTCCTTTCGGCGGGGACGAGAGTCAACCCCGTGGACTCCCCATAGGAACCGTCTGATTGCAACCCCTTGATCAAACCCAAAGAAGTCACTGGTTTTCCGGGGAGATACTTCGCTGCCAGCCACAACTCCATCACAGACTTCCATATCCTCCTTCGAGCTTCTCGAAGTGTTGTGGAGGTCATCATCACCAGAGTATTATATGGGGAACACAAATAGTTCATAATACCCCAAAGTGCATAGGCGTCGGATTTCCCTGAGGACGCACACCCCGCGCAACCCAAAAAATTCCCCATGATGGCCTCATAAATCATATCCTCTGCCCAAGGGGACCACTTAAACCCCCGACTTGCGGGAACCCTTGGGTTGTTGTAGATTAAATCCGTGGCGCGGCGGAAATGTTCGAATGGCCCCAAACCACCCTGCTCTGGCTCCCGTCTATCTCGATATGCTTTTAATTCTATAGTAAGGTCTGTTGTCCCATTTGGGAACTCATAACCATATCTTTGAATTGCCATAACACCAGAGTAAGCCTAAAATTACAATTGCCAAACTAAAATCGACGTATAATATACCGATATGCCAGAGGAAGACGGAAACGATAAAGTCACTTTGTATCTCCCCAAAAAATTAACGCGGGAGGCTAAAGATTACGCCAAAGAAAATGACACCAGCCTAAGCAGGGTCGTGACTGAACTTCTCGAAAAAAAGGTAAAGGGGAAAGTCATGCTGCGGGTTGAAGTGACGGATTTCACCTACACGGGACTCAAAGCAAGGGCCGAAAGGGAGGGGGTTACCCCCGAACAACTGGTCGCTCGACTCGCCACAGAATGAAACCCGAATCAATCACAGTGCTGGGAGTAGATCCCGGAGCCAAGGGGGGCTGGGCGCTTCTTGTGGGGGAGACCTCCTCGATTGAAAACTCCAGTGTCATCACTTACGACAAGTTTCGAGATTCCGAATCCTTTCTCGAACAAATGAAAAGACTTGACACAAATCATTCTATAGATAAAGTTATCATAGAAAAGGTTCATGCACACCCACAACAAGGCGTTTCCAGCACATTTAAATTTGCCGCCAACTTCGGATTTGAGAAAGGGGTCTTGGCTTCTATTTTTGGTTGGGAGTTGGTGGAAGAGATCATGGCCCAAAAGTGGCAGCAATATCTTGAGATCCCAAAAAGTGAGTCCAAGACAGAGCACAAAAACAAGCTCAAGGAGAAAGCCCAAGAGTTTTGGCCCGACTGCCGATGGACCTTGGCCACCTGTGATGCTCCCTTGCTTGCTTTATGGGGAATTCTCCGATACAATGAGTGAATGGACCCTTTTCTCACAAAAATTATCGTCAGTGCCGCAGTCAAATGGGCCGCACCCCGAATACTCGACGCTGGAGCCAACCTCGTCCGAAAACGGAAAGAGAAAAAATCCCGACCTTCGTGGGAGGAACAAAAACAAAGGGAGTTTACTGTCGCTCAGATCCGAAGCCGGAAAAGGTGGCAGAAGAGAAAACACAAATTCCACAAGCGCCATTAATTCTACACTACTACCATGTTAGAGTTATTTGATGTCCAGAAAAAACACGTGTTGGCACTTCAACGTGCTCTCGAAAAGAATAAGGCTGCAATTGACAGTTCAGACACCGGAACAGGCAAAACAGTATGTGCCATTGAAACATCGAAAGCCATGGATCTTGCCCCGTTCGTGGTTTCGCCGAAAGCGGTAATTCCTTCATGGGAGGAGACCCTCAGAGGGCAGCAAGCCGATTCTTGGTGCGTCTATGGTTGGGAAAAACTCCGAGCCGGAAACACCCCCTACCTCAAACGAAGCCCCAAGGGGAAAAATTTTGTGTGGCAATTGGACAAGGAATCCGTCCTTCTGATCTTCGATGAAGTCCACAAAGCAAAAGGCAAATTGACCCAAAATGCCCGAATGCTTATGGCCGCAAGAAAACAGGGGTTCACCATTCTTTGTCTTTCTGCCACCGCTGCCGAAGATCCAAGGGAAATGCGAGCCTTGGGATATGCCCTCGGACTCCACAAAAACCAAGACTTCTTCCAGTGGGCTCAAACATGGGGGTGTAAATTTGATGATTGGGGACAACTGGTTTTTGACCCCGAAAAAAAGCACCTCCTTGCCGCCCTGAACAGAATCATTTACCCTGCCAGAGGCCACAAAATGAGGAGGCAAGATTTGGGGGACAAGTTCCAAGAATGCCAACTCATCACAGACCCCATCGATTTTGGGGCTGCGAAACTCAAAGGTCTCGCCCAAGAATTGGAGGATGAGTTGGGTATCCTCAGAGAGCGGAAAAAGGAAGATGGGGATGACCCCATAGCCCTAACCAAGATCCTACGTCTTCGCCAAGAAATTGAACTTCTCAAAATCCCAACTCTTGTCAAACTGATCGAGAACGCCAGAGAAGACAACCATTTCGCGATCGTCTTCCTCAACTTCACTGACTCTATCACGGCCCTCTCCCGGAGGCTCAAAGAAAGGCACACCTTCATCTGGGGGCACCAAACCGAAGCCGAACGAAAAGAATCCATCCGACTTTTTCAAGATGGTGAGGTGGGTATCATCATCTGCAACATTCAAGCTGGAGGGGTCGGGGTGAGCCTTCACGACTTAGACGGGAGTCGTCCTCGGATAAACTTCATTTCACCAACCTACAACGCCAAAGATCTAAAACAGTCTTTGGGTAGGTCCGACCGTCTTGGGGCAAAATCTCCCACGGTCCAAAAAATCCTTGTGGCCGCAGACACCATCGAAGTGAAGATCGTCAAATCCCTCTTCCAAAAAATCGAAAATATAGCTTTACTACATGGAGAAATCAATAATACTAAACCTATGGATAATACTGATAATACGCAAAAAGTAATTACAGAGGAACCCGCCCACGCTGAATTTGGGCCAAGTTCCATGAAGCTTTTCAAAAAGTGCCCCGGCTATTACCCCAAGGTCGGCACCAACGATGCCGCCGAATCGGGAACCCGAATCCACGAAGCGGTGGAAACCGGGGACTGGACCAACCTTTCTGACTTCGAGCACAGTCAAGCTGATTGGTTGGTTAACGCCCAACAAATGGTTCTGGAAAGTCACGGCCTGACCAAATACGAAGACCACCCGGAAATTCGACTCACCATTGACCTGATCGGTCGAAACACTTTTGGGACATGCGACCGCCTTTGTATCCAAGGACACGAAGCGGTCCAAATCGATTACAAAACCGGGGTTTACCAAGTTGAGGAACCGGCATCCAACACCCAAGCTAAATGCTATGTGATTGGGGCCTTACAAAAATTCCCCAACATCGACACCATTCATTTCTACTTCCTGTGCTCTAAGCGGGATGAGATTTTGTATGACACGTTCACCCGAGACCAGCTTCCATCCCTTATAGAGGAGATCTCTTCCATTATTGCCCGTGCTGAAAAGTTCCGAGACAACTATTGTCAAGAAGCAACGGTAGAAAATCTTCATCCCGACACGCTCCTCTGCGAATACTGCGCCAACGCCCATCGTTGTCCCGCCATCGCCAACAAGCTGATTGAAGTGGCCAAGAAGTTCCAACCGGATTCTGACCACCTTCAAGTCCCTGAAATTGTTCGGGCCGAGGATACCTACGACCGTGGGACAATCGAAGCAATGCTCCTCTTGAAACCCATAGTGGAAGAGGCTTTCGAGGGCTGGAAAACAAGGGCCAAGGAACTCATTGCGGACGGAGAAGAGCTTGATTTCTTCGAACTCAAAACACGAAAAGGTAAGCGCACAATCACCAATGCTTCCGCAGCTTGGGCTGCTTCCCTTTCTACCCTTAGAGAAAAATATGGGGATGATGTTGACTTTGATGACCTTCTTGGTAAGTTCCTCGAAGGTCTGTCTTCCTACCCTGTTGGCGCTTTCGAAGATTTCGTCAAAGCTTGCAGTCGCCGGGGGGACAAATCAGGTATGGTGAAGGAAATTATGGCTGCACTTACCGAAGGAGATTTCGTCGAAAATCGGGACGAGGTAGTCTACCTCTCGCGAAAAAAAGAAACGGAAAACAAAGACTAACATATAAAACATAACATATAAAACATAATGGCTAAAACATCATTCAAGGATATGTCAGATAAGAAAACGCCTTCAAAAAAGGCAACCACCAAGCGCGGGAAACCGGCCCCCGAAGCCGAAGCTGAACTCGCCGCTTCTGAGGAGGAAGAGACCCTTACAGAGGACTCCGCCTCCATAATCCCGGCCACCTCCAACGCCATCGCGCCTCAGGCTGGTTGTGTCGAAGGGGACTTCGACAATGAAGACCTGATCGTTCCTCGAATCAATGTCGTCGGCAAAACTGGCAACCTGTCTGATCAATTCTCTCCCGGTTCCCTCGTCCTCAACAAGGAATTTGAAGTTGTGGAGAAAGAAGAGGATCTCGAAATCGTGGTTCTGGCCTTCGCCAAAAAGTATCAGGAAGACACCGACTTCGACAGCGAAGAAATGGGCCGCGTATTCAACAACAAGCACGAAATGCTTGAGGCCGGTTACCAATGCACCGACTACGACGGAGAAGGTTTCTGCCAACCGATGGCCAACTTCATTCTTTTGGCCAAGAAGCCCGAAGCATTCGAAGACGAAATCGGCCTGTTTACCTTCGAGGCACCGGACGGGTCTGAATGGGGCATGTTCGAAATGACATGCGCGAAGACTGCCTATAAGACCACCGGGAAAGAGGTCGCCACCTTCCTCACCATCAACCGGGGTCGAGCTACCCCCATCCCGCTCCACAAAGCCAAGTGGAATCTTAAAACCGGACTCAAGAGGTTCCGGGAAAACTCGTGGTGGAGCCCCTTCTTCAAGAGGGCCGGAACTCTCGATGATGAACTCTATGAGTTTGTCAAAGAACTCGTTCCCCAAGGATAACACTTCCCGAAAGGGGTAACAAACAGGATAGATCTGGAGGGGAGCCTTGTGGTTAGGGCTCCCCTCCTTTGTTTTTTATGAAAGCAGCAATCGACTTTGAGACCTTCTACAATCGGAAGATATCTCTCACCAACATGTCAGTGTTGGATTACCTTAAGCACCCGGATTTCTATGCTTACATGGTAGCCATCAAGCGGGAAGACGGGTATGGTTGGGTTGGCCCAATCGATGAGTGCCCATGGCACGAGTTGAATGGAACGACGCTTTTCGCCCACAACCGGAACTTTGAAGAAGTTGTGATGAACTTCTCCGGTCTAAAGTTACAAAAAGGTCAGGAGGCCGGTGACTTACAACCCCTTCTCGATAAGTTCACTCCCGATTCTTTTCACTGCACCGCTGATATGGGTTCATATCTCCTCTATGGAAGACCCTTGGATGAGGTGATGAAGAACCGATATGGTGTAAAGGTGGACAAAACCGTTCGGGCCAACATGATGAATGTTCACTACGACAGCCTCACTCGTGGGGATCTCGAAGCCCTAGCCCAATACTGTCTGGAAGATACAGAGTGGACTCTCAAGTTCGCCATAGATGAATTTGACAACTGGCCGGAACATGAGAGGGAGATATCCCGTGCAACAAGCGAGATGTGCTGGCAGGGCCTTCCAATTGACAAAGCTCGTTTGGAACGGGGTATTTCAGACCTCAATGACAAGGTTGAGTGGGCAATCGACACCATTCCTTGGTCCGATGGGGAACGGGAGGGGGCAACCAGCGCCAAAAAATTTAACGAATGGTGCCGATCTAACAACATTGAACCACCAAAGAGCACCGCCAAAGATGATCTGGAAGTGGTAAAATGGCGGACTGAAAACCCAGCGGGTTCCCAAGTTATGGAGGCCATTCATGTTCTTCGGGGTGCCGGTAACTACGGCAAGAAAATGAAAACCATGTTGGAACGAACCAACGAAAATGGTTGGTTGCCCTACGGCCTCAAATACTTTGGTGCGTCCCCTACGGGGAGGGACTCCGGGGATGCAGGTTTTAACACTCAGAACATGCCTCGCGGTGAGTTATACGGAGTGGACCTGAGATCTTGCATCGCCGCTCCTGATGGAAAAGTCCTCCTCAGTGCGGACTTCTCCCAAATCGAACCTCGTGGAGCCGCCTATCTCGCCGGGGAAGAGGGACTGCTTGAAATTGCCCGAAGTGGTGTTGACTGGTATGAGGCTATGGCGAGATCCTTTGGGATGTATGATGACCCCAGACCTCTAGCCGAAGTCGATCCCCCTCTCCGGTATGACATGAAGCAAAGATGTTTGGGGTGTCAATACAAAATGGGAGCCAACCGCTTCGCTCTTATGACCGGGATGGAATACGAACAAGCTGTGGCCAAAGTCCGTCTTTTCCGCCGCAAACTCCCCCAATTGGTCAAACTCTGGGATGAGTTGGAAAAGGACATGCACCGTGCGGCCCTATCACCCGAAAAGGTCTACGAAATCGAACTCCCATCCGGTAGGATTATGAGGTATGAAAACGTGTCTTCCCGTGGTGGTTTGACCGCCA